CCGAGGTTAATACAAAAGAAAAGGTTTCCCCAAACACACTCCAGGGGTGTAAAAGGGAGGGGCGCAATGCGAGGATTGCGCGGGCCGCGCTTGCTCTGTTGAGGCGTGACCAGAGAATAGAGGGGCCTCCAAAGGCTCTACCTCGACGGATTCCTTGTGGTCAGATTCGATCCACAATCCGTTCAGTACTCTCGGATCTTACCCCGGTCCAGGAGCTTAGTGTCAAGACCGCGCAGAAATTAGAAAAGTCCCCTTGTGGCGTGTGCGCCCAAAGAGCGGAAGAGGCATTAAGGGAATATAAAGAATCTCGTTTCAGTGGTCCGGAATTGGATAAGGCACACCTTGATCGTTTCCGGCGTGCGGTGGCAGTTAACGTGCCATACCACTGGGATGTGAGACGCTCCCCGTATATCCCGACGGGTAGCGCGACGCAGGCCTTTAGGCGTAGGGAGGGGGGGTCTTGGAATGAGGAGGAGTTCAGCCCGACGTGCAGGGCTGAACTTATCCACTCCTCTGGAAAGCCCCGGATAGTGACCCTGTATTCAGGGCGCAACTCCGAGCTCCTCTCCCCCCTGCACGACGCCTTGTATGCGTCACTCTCTAGGAAGGGTTGGCTTCTTGTCGGAAGTCCCACCGATGAGTTAGTCGGGGCCTTGAATGGCAGCGGTCCGTATGTCTCCGTGGACTACAAATCCGCTACTGATAATATCCTGTGTGCTTATACACAGCAGGTCATCGAGGTCCTAATTCAAAAAGCCTCTTGTCTCACTAGTGAAGAGATTGCAGCCCTCCGTGTGGTGTACGAACTTCGGTTCGAGGACCACGAGGGACTTGCTGTTAGGGGTCAACCTATGGGAAGTTTGATGAGCTTTCCCATACTTTGTCTGATAAACAAAGCGGTGGTTGATCTCGCCCTAGTGGATCTTTGTGAGGCCGGGAAAATGACCTGGGAGGAATTCCGGGTGCATCGCTGTCTCATCAACGGCGATGATCTTCTTTATCGCGAGTTTCGCAACTCTCGTGATATACTTGCCGGTATCCTTAGTCATGGGACCCTTGTTGGTCTCGTGTTGAATGAGGAGAAAACGATGGTATCGCCCGACTGGGCAGAAGTGAATTCAACATGCTTCTACCAGGGGCGGAAGAAGAAGAAAACGAATGTGGGGGTGCTGGAGTGGAGTCGCGATGTGTCTGATCCTATCGGTTTTTTGGCCGATTCAGTTCGCAGACCGACTGAGTTCCGCCGCCTATTGGCGCACTGGGAAGTGCCCATTAGGAATGCTCGACGGAAGATACAGGGGCCCATTCCTCCGGCTTTCTTTAAGTCTCTTTTGAGACACCGGGGGCTGAGGGCCGCGCTGTGTTTCGCGCCCGGAGCACCGCCAGACCCACCAAATCCCTTCCCCGTTGTACCCAAGCCTGCAGGGTACGATTTGACTCGCGAGGAAGAGATTTGCTACATCACAGAACGAGTAGCCAGGCTGAAGTCATGGGGTTATAAACCGGAGAAGTCTGTCCGGCGGTCCCCAGGCGGAGAAGTGCGCACTATCCAGAGCGCGCTTAGGCGTGAGAAACCAGTTGCAGAAGAGACTATCCTGAAAGTCCTCGCTGACAACTGGAGCCGGCAACAATTAGAAAAGTTGCGAATGGAGGACGAAGCCGCCACTCATCTGGCCAGTGACGTGGCATGGTGCGCTATGTGTTACGAGCATAGGCACTCGAAAGCGACATGTCTTGTTGACATGTTGCGGGCTTTTAATAAAGGAAAGGCTGGTCGCCGGGACCGGGACGCAGGGTCACCTGCGGGTGGAGGTATCCAC